ATCGCCTTCATCGCGCGGAGCCATGTTCTCAATGTCGCGGACCTCGTTAGGACTGCGAATGCCGTTTTGGATTGTGACCGCGTGCGCGTCCATGCGTGTTTTGAAGTCGCCACGCAACAAGCCGTCAACGTTAAACTCCGCATACAACCGGGAAACGCGGCCAAATATTTTGAGGTTTATTTCAGCTTCGGCCTGTTCAACCCATCGCTTGACCGTGTGTTTCACGAAATGCAAGTCTTGTTGCTCCGTGTTGCTGAATGTGCCGTGCGTCAAGTCCTGCAAGAACACCGGCGGCAAGCTGTAAATCCGCGCGACCTGTTCGACGCAAAAGCGCTGCAATTCAATCAACTGCATCTTTTCAGGATCAAGGCCCAACGGCTTCAACTGGTGGCCCGTTGGCATTGCCAAGATCGGTCGGCCCTCTGCGCGTAGCTTGGCCATCGCTTTTGCAACATCCGCGCTTGCGCGTGCCGCGACGTCGCCGCTCGAAAACGGCCCTTCAAGAACAACCGGCGGAATGCCTCCGCTTTGGAATGATTTAGACCCATATTCTGCCGACGAAATAGCCAAGCCTATCGCGTCTTTGTTAGTCATAATCGGCCCGCGTGCGTCCAAGCCGTTAGATTTCAGCATAAACGGCAGGTCAATGACCTCCGAGGCTGTATATGCGCGGCTCCCGTCGCGATAAACACGCCGGCCACCGACACGCTCAACCCGAACCAAGCCAGGATCTAGCGGCCAAAGATTGGCAACGCGCCCGTTTCTGGTCCGCTCGATGTAAATGACCGCGCGCCCGCCAGTGAAAACTTGCTCAAAGCTGTATTTCAAAACCTCAAATGCAGATTGTTGATCGTTTGCAACATCATTCAAGATCGGCGCAACGCCGTTTTCAACCTTCTCTCGGCCCTTGTCTGTCTTGCGGTAAACATTAATCGGCAGGCCTGCCAGCGTTCCCGCTAAGAAATTGACTGCCGACCAGACCGCAGGCACGCCAAGCGCGTTGTCGATTGTGACAATGACGCCAGCCGCAGACGCGGTGTCAGCCCATCCCATAACCTGCAAAAAATCCGCCGCCGATACTGGCGATGTCGGATCTTCAAGATTGCGGCTCTCTTTTTTTAGAAAGTCAAAAACGCCCAAGGTCAAATTCCGTGCAAAAGCTTTGGCCCGCTTGTATCACGAAAGCCCGATTAAGTAAAGATTAGGCAAACAAGCTGAAACTCTCATCTTCCCAAGGGCTGGTCGGCTGTTGCTCAACCTCTTGGCCCTCTGCGCCCAGCGCCATTGCCAGCGCGACAAGCCCGTCAATTCGCCCGACTGATTTTGACTTATTCAGTTTGCGATTGCCCGCCGGATCTCGTTCAGCAACGGCATTGCTTGCACACATATTCAAAACCGGATTGTTGCCGTGTCGTAACTGGCGCTTTGCGACCGCGACCTCTAACTTGTCAACGGCTGGCCCCATATCGCGGAACCCTTGGCCAAACGGCGTCAAAGGTATAGGGGCGCCGATAGCGTCAAGCTCCCGCTTCAAATCGTTGATGCGCCATCGGTCATAAGCCATTAGTTGCAAGTCGTATCGCTCCGACGCCTCTGCAACATGCTGCGCGACGATGGCCGGAACAATGACCGGCCCGTCAATCAGCGTCAAGAAGCCCTGATCTGCCCATAGGTCATACGGCACTTTGTCGGCCTTTGCCTTTTCTCGGATGCCATCCGCAGGCAAAAAGAATTGAGGCACAACGTCATAAAATCCATCGCGCGGAAAAGCCATCACAAACGCCGTCAGGTCGCGGCTTGCCGAAAGGTCAAGGCCCGCGAAACAAACATCACCCGCGCTGACGTCTGGATCTGCGCCGTTGGCCTTCCACTCTGCGACGCTAAGAAACGGGCTTGTCGCCTCGATCCGCTGGTTTAAATACAACCAGCGAAAACTGTTTTCCTTTGCCGGAAGTCGCTGCGCCTGTTTTGCAAAGTCCCTTAAATCCTGTTCGCTTCGGAAAATACCAAGAGCCGGATTAGCCGCTTTCCATGCGGTCTCATCCATGACCTCGCAATCCTCAGGCGCGGTGTGGACGTGGCTGACAATGCGCGGATCTTTTGCGCTGGCCGCGTCATCCAGCCAGATCGAAAACAAATCACCATCGGTTGCAGCCTGCGTGCTAATGCCAACCAACAAAGGGTCATCATGCGCGCCTTGCGCGGTCTCTATGGCCTCGACAAAGGCGTCAGTCGGCCCGCGAACCTGACCAACTTCATCCAATATCGCAAGCACTGGTGACAACCCGTGCGCGGTCCCAGCCTCGGCGCTGATTGCCTTGTATTCCACATTTTTCGCGAGGCCGAAAATCTGTTTTTGTGACGGCACAATCTTGGTCAGCTTTGAAAGCTTGGCTGACAATCGGATCATTTTTTCCGCAAGCTTAAAAACAAGCGCCGCCTGTTCGCGGCTGCGCGCGCCGCTGGTTATCTGGCTGTTTAGGCGCGCCTCTGGCCCGACGATATGCGCCAACAGGATCGCTGCAATTAGCGCTGACTTGCCGTTCTTTCGTGCTATGGAAAGATACGCGCGAGCCGTGCCTGCGGGATTGTCATATATCGCAAGGATAAAATCCTTTTGAAATGGCATCAGCTTGATAGGTTTCCCGACAAGCTTGCCCTCCGGGACGACGCAATACCTTTCAATAAACGCAATGACGCGCTCGCCTCGGGTCAATTTGGCCTCGCTAACAAATCATCATCAAGCGGATTGTCGGCCTCGATGGACTTGGCACCGTCTCTGCGGCCTGCTATGTCGCGAGCATCGCCGCCTTGCGCGCGCGCGTGAAGGCCAAGGCTGCGCCGGAATGATAAGATCGTGCTGGCGTGCATCTGGATGATAGCCTTGCGCGGTGAAACAACCGGCGTCCCACGATCCGATTTCATCACGCTGCCCTCTTTACGCAAGGCAATTTGCTCTTGGTTCATGTCCGACAATGTGCGCGCGAGCATAGCAGCAAGTTCTAGCTGGTGGCCGGTCCATTCGCTGCGCGCAAATTCCTCAATCACATTTGCAAAGAATGGTAGGTCAGCCGCGTCCAGCGGAACGGTTGCAGGCGGATGTATTTGCTTAGACGCCTGCCCCATCACGCGGACGGCTTCCGACGTGCTGTCAATCCTAGCCCGCTTGGGCTTTTCTCGTTTCGGTGCCATATTCGATCCCCTTTCGCGGCTTGGTTCAGATGGAAAAATTCGGGTTAGCACAAAATGTCAGCTACGATAGCCGGTGTTTGCTGCATTGCATATAGAGATTTGACCCGCCCCCCCTTATGGCTTGCCATTGCCAGGATGTTTAGGGTCGATTGGATACCCGTCTGGCCCAATTGTTGTATCATACCCTCTGGCTTCCTCTGACTGTATCGCGCCGCTGTGACATGACCAGCATACGCTTTGCAGGTTGTTTATGTCAAAGAACAGGGCGTGTTCGCCCTTGTGCGCTTTAATGTGGTGGACCACTGCCGACTGTGGATGTCTTGTGCCGCGCTTTAATGGCACCTTGCACCGCTGGCATGTGTACAGGTCGCGCAGCAAGGCCCGCGCCCGCAAGTCTTTCCATTGCTTGCGGCTGTATAGCTTGCGGTAGCTGTCGGCCTCTGGCGTGCGCCACCTGTCAATCCGTTTCATGTGGTCAGTGGATTAATGGTGGATCGGTATGTGTCGCTTCAAATTCCATAATCAAAAAAGCAAGAGCGGCTAGCTGGCCAATGGGATGCACACCGCGCTCCCACTTACTGATTGATTGGACATGCACGCCCCATTCCTCGGCGAGTTCCGCCTGTGTGAAGCCTAGCGCCTTGCGTTTCGCTTTGAATTGGTTGGGTGTCATTCGATCAATCCCGGTCTCTTTGTTAGGCTCTTGTCCCATGGAACGTTGTGTGGGTTGAAGTTGTGTTTGGACGTGAACAGTGTAAGTGTCGAAATTCTGGTGTTTGGTGATACAAGCCATCCTCCTTTACCCTTGCGAGGTGCTACTTCGTACCCGTAGAAGTAGCCGTTCATGCCCATAGCTACCCAATCAGCTGTCGAATTGTTCCAAAACCAATCAGGTACATCTAGCTTTGGTTGCTGCCAGTCTGGGTTCTGGCGGTAAGTTAGGTGCATGGTCAAATCGGTATCCCAGCAAAGAAGCCTATCCCACTTGCCCCCAACGCCTAAATACTGCAACGCGCGTGGCGTACTCAAAAGAGCTTTTAACCCTGCCTGTTCTTCCTTAGTACACAGGCCAAAAGGTGTCTTAATCTTGGTTAAATCAGTCATTTGTTTCCCTTTCATCGTCCGTTGTAAATGTTCCAATACATCGCAGCGATGGCAGCGACCGTGTAAGCTGAGCCAAGGGATGCAATGATGGCTGCGATATGCTGCGCCGTAGTCATG